ATATTCTTGCTCCTGTAGATCGTAATAAACCAATTTTAATTAAACATGAAGATGGACGAGAACCTTCCGCAGAAGGCGGTGAAATGGCAATGCCTCCTGAACTTATGGAACAAGATGTTCCAGTTGATACTTATCCAAACATGACACCCGAAGAAGAAGCAATGCCTATCGCTTCAGACGAACAAATGCAAGAAGACTATGTTGATTATGTAACAGCAGAAGTCTTAACACAAGACGAACAAGATTATTTAAATGCAGCATTAGATAACGATCCACAACTAGAAGGTATTCTAGATAAGGTTGTTACTTATGCTACAGAATTTACTGGAGAAGGGGAAGTAGAAGGCCCCGGAACTGGTATATCAGATTCGATACCTGCAAGGCTATCGGACGGTGAGTTTGTAATCACCGAAAAAGCAACAAACGAAATCGGTGCTGACAATCTGCAAACGATGATGGACGAGGCAGAACGTGCAGCCGATGGAGGAAAAGTTGCTTATGCACTTGGCGGTGCTGTAGAGAATCCCATAATAGGTGGATCTGTTAAACCCTTAACACCTGAAACACCTTTAGCTGATGAAAAAGTTAATATATATGGAAATCTTAGACAGCAAGAAGAACTGAAAAAGCAAATGATGTACGCTAATCGGATGCCAAGTATAATAGGACGATAAGGCTACCTGATATTCAGCCCCTTATCAATTTTAACCTAGAGGCCACCTTGTAAGTTCAAGACCCTATATTAAAAAAAGCGCATTTAATATAGCTACCTTGATAAGAGACAAGCCCCAAAAGGAGAGTGACATGACGAATCAACAAGAGGTAGAAGAACCAAAAGCAAATCCGTATAATGCAAAGAAATCTTGGCATGATAAATCAGGCCCGGAATCAACGCAAAATGCAGATTCATTATTTTTTGAGAAACCAACTCAAGAGGCTACTTCCGAAGATGAAGACGGAACCCCTCAACCAGAGAAGAAAACTCGTACTAATTATAAAAAAAGATACGATGATTTAAAGAAACATTATGATAGTAAGTTATCTGAATTTAAACAACGAGAACAAGAACTACGTGCAGAAGCGGAAAAAGCATATCCTACATATCAGCCGCCAAAAAGTGTAGAAGACCTTGAAAAGTTTAAAACAGAATATCCAGACTTATATGAAACTGTCGAAACTGTTGCTCATATGCGAAGTGAAGAACAAATTCAAGCACTTCAATCTAAGCTTCAAGCTTTAGAAGAACGTGAAGCAACTATATCTAAAAGAGACGCTGAAGCAGAATTACAATCTAGGCATCCTGATTTTGAAGATATAAGAGGTGACGATAATTTTCATGCTTGGGCTAAAACCCAACCTGAAGATATACAAAACTGGATATACAACAATCCTGATAATGCAACTTTAGCAAGTCGTGCAATTGATTTATATAAGTTAGAAAATAATATAGCAATTGATACTACTACTCCGAAAAAATCGTCTAGATCACAAACTTCACGTTCAGGAGCAGCAGATATGGTTTCAACCAAAACAACAGGTGTTGAACCAAATCAGGCTAAAATCTGGACACAAAGGGAAATTGCATCTATGTCTATGGACGATTATGATCGTTTTGAAAAAGAAATTGATCTAGCTATTCGTGAAGGCAGGGTGCGATAATTATTGTCTAACGAAAGTAAAGGAGCTTAACAATGGCTTATAATCAATCAGACCAACTGTTTGAACAAAGTACGGATACAAATGGTAACTTTGGTAATTCCGTATCAGGTCAAACGAATGCATTCTGGATGCCAGCCGTCTACAGTAAGAAGGTACTTAACTTCTTCCGTAAGTCGTCTGTCGCAGAAGCAATTACTAACACTGACTATGCTGGTGAAATTACGCAATTTGGAGATTCTGTAAAGATCATCAAAGAGCCTACAATCACCGTTTATCAGTACGAGCGTGGCGCAGATGTCACACAAACTAAACTCACCGACCAAGAAGTAACCTTGATCGTTGATACAGCAAACGCCTTTAAGTTCATCGTAGATGACATTGAAACTGCAATGTCACACGTAAACTTTAAGGAAGTTGCATCATCTTCAGCTGCTTACGCATTGCGTGACGCATTTGACGAAGGTGTAATTGCTACTATGTTTAGTGGTGTGTCTTCTTCAAGTCCTAACCACATCTTAGGTTCAGACAACGCAACTGATCTTGCGGCTGGAACTTTTGATGGAACTGGTAACTTGGATATTGGTTTCGCATCTGGCGAACACGATCCTATTGATGTATTGTCCCACATGTCAAGATTGTTGGACGAGCAAAATGTACCTGAAGAGGGACGATGGTTCCTAGCTAATCCTGAGTTTTATGAGCAGCTAGTACAAAGTTCATCTAAGGTATTGTCAGTAGACTATAACGCTGGTCAAGGATCTATCCGTAATGGACTAGTATCTTCTGGCAAGTTGCGTGGTTTCGACATGTACAAGACTAACAACATTGCATCTACCTCCAATGCGGCTGGTAAGTGTATTGCTGGTCACATGTCTGCAACTGCAACAGCACAGACTATTACTAGCACAGAAGTAATTCGTGATCCCGATAGCTTTGGTGACATAGTACGAGGACTCCATGTTTATGGAGCTAAAGTACTACGTGGCGAAGCATTGGTTTCCGCTTTCTACGGTATAGACTAAGCTATAGCAACTTGGGGGTCTTCATGGCCCCCATTACTTTAAGGACTTTAACAATGCCCCAACTTGGAAGTGAAGCAGCACCAATGATGATAAAAGGAAAACGAGCCGGGAAAATTCTTGGCATGATAGGGAAGTTTTATAATAAAGACTCCCATAAAAAATATCAAGATAATTATGATCGTATATTTAGAAAGGAGAATAAAAATGCCAGTAGTTGATGGTAAGGAATATCCTTATACAAAAGCAGGTAAAGCTGCGGCAAAGGCAGCTAAAGAACGAAGTGGTATGAAAAGTGGTGGATATGTATCTATTGCTAAAATGACTGAAGCTTGTGATAAAGCAGCTGGTGGATTAAATACAAAAGTAAATAATAACGATTACTAATGGCTACGTATCTTAATCTGACAAATGAATTATTGCGAGAAATGAATGAAGTTGTTTTGACTTCAAGTAATTTTGGTTCAGCAATTGGTATTCAACAACATGCTAAAGATGCTATAAATAGAGCATACTTAGATATTGTTAATGAAGAACCACAATGGCCTTTTTTAGCGACAGGTGAAAGTGGAGCAACAGACCCGATGTATGGTAATGTATATATTGAAACTACAGCCAATACTCGATGGTATGAATTAAAAGCAGCTAGTTCTAGTATTACAGCAGACTATTCATATGTAGATTGGGATAATTTTTTATTAACAACTGTAGGAGTATCTGGTGAATCTGCTCCGTATGTAGCACAAAATTTACGTTTTGTTACAACAGAAGAATGGAAAGATAACTTTAGATTATCTGAAAACAAAGATGATGCTGATGCAGCTAACGGTGGAGAACCACGAAGAATTATTAGAAGCCCTGATGCACGTAAGTTTGGATTAAGTCCTATACCTGATAAAGTATATCGTGTATGGTTTTATGCATATGATTTACCAACTGAGCTTGATGCTCATGGCGATACAACAGTTTTTCCAGATTTATATAAGACTGTATTACTTGCACGAGCTAGATATTATATTCATCAATTTAAAGAAAGTCCTCAAGCAGCAGCATTTGCACTAGAGGATTATAAGCGTGGATTAAAACTAATGAAGTCTAATTTATTAGAACCTGTTCCATATTACATGAAGGATGATAGGATGCGATACCTCTAATGTCTCAAGCTTTTGGATTTAGTTGTAAAGGAGGTTTAAATACAAACCTTAATAACTTTGAGCTTTTAACTACGCCCGGAGTAGCTACAGTTCTACGTAATTTTGAAGTAGACTCTGATGGTGGTTATAGGCGTGTAAGTGGTTATACAGCATATGGAGATACACGACCTAATAGTTCTAATCGTATATTAGGCATGGCTATTTATGGTGATGGTTTAATTGTTTGTTCAGGAACAAATATTTATTTTACATTAGATGGTAGTACATGGTTACAAATAAATCGAGCAAGTGTATCTGGAAGTGGAGATAATTATTCGACATTTACAGGACGTTCTGAAGATGAACGAACTAGTCAAGGACAATGCTCTATAACAGTTTATGAAGGTGATACAACATATGGAGAAGTTTTTATATGTGATGGATCAAATAAACCTTTTTATTTTAAAATGACAGGAACAGGTACATTAAGTAATCGTACCTATTTTGCAAGTGAAGTAACAGTGAGTAGTACAATAGCTCCTTCTGTTGGTGTTATACATGATAAACACTTTGTAGTTGCTGGAGCTTCGGCTGCACCTAATACAATTTATTATAGTGGTACATTAGATCCAGATGATTTTACATCTACAGGATCAGGAACAATACAGCTTGAAGATCAGGTAGTAGGTTTAAAAAGTTTCCGTGATGATTTATATATATTCTGTGTAAATAGTATATTTAAATTATCAAATATAAACAATAGTAGTACAATTGTAGTAACACCAGTAGCAAAAAACGTAGGATGTTTAAGTCATTATAGCATACAGGAAATAGGAGGTGATCTAGTTTTCTTAGCACCAGATGGTATTCGTAGCGTTGCAGGTACAGCACGAATTGGTGACGTTGAATTAGGATCTGTGAGTAGGCAGATACAACCAATAATTACAGAATTAGCTAATAATATAAATAGTTTTAATATAACAAGTGGTGTTATAAGAAGTAAATCTCAATATCGTTTATTTTATTCTGCTAATGCAACTGCTGTAGCATCTTCAAAAGGTATAATAGGAACATTAACACAAAATGGTTTTGAATGGTCAGAAACAATGGGCATACAATGTCCAGCATTTACATCTGGTTTTAACTCAGATGGGGTAGAAAAAGTATATCATGGTGATAATACTGGATACATATATAACCATGATACAGGAGATTCCTTTATAGATGGTGGATCAACAATTAATGTTAATGCTAGGTATGAAACACCTTATTTTGATTTTGGTGATGCAGGAACAAGAAAAACTTTACGTTATGTAAAAATGTCAGTTACTCCTGAAGGAGAAATGGAACCTTCATTAAGAGTTAGATATGATTTTGGTGATACAGATGTTCCTCAACCAGCAGATATAACATTAAGTGATATACTTGTTCCAGCTTTATTTGGTACAGCAGTTTTTGGAACTGGTCAGTTTGGAGGATCTTCTGATCCAATGGTAAGACAAACAGTAACAGGTAGTGGACACTCAGCAAATTTTAGAATTGATAGTGATGATAAAAAGTCTCCATATGCAATTAACGGAATATATGTGGACTATACACCTTCAGGTAGGAGATAACAATGGCAGGAACTAGCTATACAAGACAAAGCAGTATGTCAGATGGCGATACAATGACAGCAGCTTTATTTAATAATGAATTTAATCAACTATTAAATGCATTTTCATATTCGTCTTCTGGTACAACAGGACACCAACATGATGGTGGAACAGGTGAAGGCGGTAATATAGAAATAATTGGTGATCAAGATTTTCTTAATAAAATTACAGTTGATAGTACAAATAACCGTTGGGGTTTCTTTGTACAAGTTTCTAGTTCTGCCGTAGAACAAATACGAGTACAAGATGGTGCTATAGTTCCTGTAACTGATAATGATATTGATTTAGGTACAAGCTCGTTAGAATTTAAAGATGCTTATTTTGATGGAACAGTAACAACAGATGCTTTAGTTGCTGATACTGCTGACATAAATGGTGGTACAGTTGATGGAGCAACGATTGGTGCAAGTTCTGCTACAACTATTGTTGGTACAACTATTACTGCTAATACCGCTTTTGTACCTGATGCAAGTGATGGTGCAGCATTAGGAACAAGCTCATTAGAATTTAGCGATCTTTATCTTGCTGACGGTGCTGTAGTTTATTTTGGTGATGATCAAGATGTATCTTTAACACATGTAGCTGATACAGGCTTACTACTTTCAAGTACCGATCAACTTCAGTTTGGTGATAGTGGAACATATATTTATCAAAGTGCTGATGGCGTATTAGATTTAGTATCTGATACTGAAATAGAATTAAACGCTACTACAATTGATATTAATGGTGCTGTAGATGTAAGCGGTGAAATAGCAGCAGCTTCGTTAGATATATCTGGTAATGTAGATATAGACGGCACTACAAATTTAGATGCTGTAGATATTGATGGAACAGTTCAAATAGACGGTGCTACAACTTTTGGTGTAGATGATACTGGTGTAGACGTTAAAATGTTTGGTGCAACATCTGGAGCTTATGTGCTTTGGGATGAAAGTGCAGATAAGTTATTAACAGCAGGTGGTGCAGTTGTAGATATAGTTAAAGATAAATTACTTATTGGTGGGACTGCTGTTACAACAACAGCCGCAGAACTTAATGTTTTAGATGCAGTAACGGCAGGTACAGTAACAGCCAGTTTAGGTGTTGTTGTTGATTCGAATAAAGACATTGGAACATTTAGAAATATTACTTTATCAGGTGAGCTTGATGCAGGTAGTTTAGATGTAAGTGGTGATGCAGACATAGACGGCACATTAGAAGCTGACGCAATTACAGTAGACGGAACAGCCCTTAGTGAATACATAGCTGATACTGTTGGTGCAATGGTTAGCTCTAATACAGAAACTAATATTACTGTTACTTATGATGATACTGATAATACTTTAGATTTTGTCGCTACAGGTACAGTAACAGCATTAAATAATGCCACAGAAAATGAACTTGTTACTGTTGGTGCAACTACAACCGAACTAGACGCTGAAGCAAATTTAACATTTGATGGAACAACATTAGCAGTTTCAGGAGCTTTAACAGTAGATGATGTTGGAGTAGATGGTAAAGTTATCACTATGACAGGTTCAACTAGTGATACTG